CGAGGTCCACGTCGTTGTGGAAACCACCCTGGGCCTGCGTCGAGCCCTCGGTGATCTTGTTGGCGTTGGCGGGCACGGCCTCGCACGCGGCCTTGATGTTCGTGGGGAACGACGCCGGGGCGCTCGTCCCGAAGAACACGGCTGCGTCGACGGCTCGACCGATGGCCTCCTCGACCAGCGGCTGCGCCTCACCCCAGATGTCGTAGTCGGTGTCGTCGAGCACGTTCTCGGGCACCGGCACCACGACGGCCAGCTCCTCGATGTTGAGGAACTTGTTGGCCCACGAGAGCTCGGTCGTCTGCTTGAGCCCCGTGTCACCGGCGACCCAGTACGCGGTGGGCAGCGCCGACAAGATCGGGATACGCAGCTGTGACTGCGCAACCGGCACATGCCGGAACAGTTGCAGCACCGCGCTCTGCTGCGTGGTCTTGGTGATGATGTCGCGGGCGACATCTTCGGGGATGAGGGCCTGGGCCTTCGTCCGTGTGACCTGGTTGTTGAAAGGCATCGTCCCGGTGCTCCTTCAGGTTGTGCTCGGTTGTGGGGCTTGGTCCGTTACCGCCCCGCTGCTGATCGGATCATCTCGCTCATGGTCTGTCCGCCCGTCCCACCGTCGCCACCGTCGCCTGCGTCACCAGTCGATTGTGCGCCGATGAGGAACGGGTACTCCTTTGCGGCTTTCTCGAGCTGTCCGCGAACGCCGCCCGTGATGTCGCCGTCGTCGTTCCACTCGACCTCGCTGTCGTCGATGAACTTCATCGCCAGCTCGGGGTCACGGAACTTGAGCTTGACCGCTGCTGTTGCGACTTCAGCCTTGAGGCTGGTGCGCTTGGCTGCGGCGATGGCCCTGTCGGCTCGGGCGTCGGCTTCGGCCTTCTCTCGGGTCAGGCGTTCCTGTTCCGGGAGGTTCTTGCGAAGCTCCTCGAGCTCATCCTTGGCTCGTTTCGCTTCGGCCTTGGCTTCGCGCTCGCTCTCGCGTTGCCGCTCGATGGTGGCTCTGGCCCGGTCTTCGGACCACTCGCTACCGCCCTTGTCCTCGTTCCCCGTCTTGGGGTCGTTGGGGTCGGGCTTGTTGTCACCGGACGCTCCGCCCTTGGGGTCGTCCTCTGGCATTGGTATTACCTCCCTGCCTGACGCTTGTCAAGCATGCTGGGCAAGTACGCCCACCGGAGTAGGCGTGATCGAGGGGCCCCATGTGGGATCTCGGTCGATGGTCACCATATCCCGTAAGGCGATGCGACCCTCGCGATACCACGCAAGACGAGTCGGCCCGAGGATCGTGGCTCGGTCCGCTGCGGGCAGCTTGGCGAGCAGATCGTCGCCCGACTCGGGCAGGTCTTCACCGTGCAGCCAGGGCTTCACCTTGCAGTTGCCGTTCGGGTGATCATTCAGGTCGTCCTCGAGGTCGTGACCCGAACCGTGCATGGCCCAGCAGCTCACACAGTCGTCGAGCTCCAGCGAGGACTGCCACGTCCAGCCACGGAACACGCCGGGGCTTTCCCGCAGCCAGGATCGAACGGCGTCACGGCCGGCGCGCCCGATCTGCGTGCGGGCTGCGACCATCGAGCGGCTGAGCATCGGTGTCGCTGCGTTGACCGTCGCCCGGTGGAAGCCGACGAACTCGGCTGTACGCAGGGCACGCGTCGGCTGGCTGACGACCTGCATGATGTCGCCCGCCACCTCGTGGGGAAGGTGCCACAGCTGCTCGCTGACAGTAGAACTCGGCGCTTCGTTGGTTCGGGGCAGCGGCGGGATGAGCACGTCCATACGCCGCACTCCCGCCGACGCCGACGCGTGGGCGATGTTCACGGCACTGCGCACCTCGGTCTGCAAGGCCCGGTTGACGGTGCTGTCGACGTGATCGAGGTAGCCGTACCAGCGGTTCACGATGGCTTGGTGCAGGTCGATCCCGTGGCGCACTCCCAGCGCGATGTCGTGCTGTACAGAGCGCCACGTTGCGAAGAACGACTCGAGGATGTTGTTCTCGTACCCTGCCTCGGCCACTAGGCCTCCCCGTACTGGCCCACTCCACTGCGGGGTCGAGCTGGCTTCACGGGCTGGATTTCGCTACCGGGGCGCATGCCGGTATTACCGACGTCCCACGTTTGCATCTTGCTACCGAACTTCTGCGAGTTCTGCTGCTGGCTCGTCGGTGCCGGTTGGCTCGGCTCTCCCGGCGAGCCGTTGCGCGTGAACGCACTGGCAAGCGCCGGTGTCGCCTGCATCTGTTGCAGCAGCGCCTCGGTGTTCTCGGTCATCATGCGGTCGATCTCGGTGGGCGAGTAGCCGAGCTCTGCGAGCGCCTGTCGCATCGACACGCCGACCTGCTCCTTCACCAGCATGGTTTCGGCGTCGAGCAGCGGGTTGAGGGGAGCGGCGTTGCGCCAGTCGATGTCCACCTCGTCGGCGTCAAGGGCGTACTCCATGACTTCTTCCCAGGTGTCACCGAACCCGACCTGGCGGTCCTCGATCTTCTTGGTCAAGCGCCCTTCGCTGATCTTCAGGGCCTCGCCCGAGGGCATGTGCGGCTGCAACATCAGGAAGTGCAGCGGCGTGCCGCTCACTCGTGCGACCTCTGTACGAATGTCGTTCTGCACTTCGAGGTAGGCACGCAGGTCGGCACCGGGGAACTGGCCGAACTTCACGTCGCCCGCTGCCGTCCACAGTCGGTCGACGCCGGGAGTGAACGGTGGGTTGCGCGGCTTGCCGGTGTCGGGGTCGATCTCGATCTGAAGGCCGGTGGCGTACCGCTGCGGGTAGGCCTGGAACTCCATCGCGACGAGCATGTCCACCATGCTCTTGTTGAGCGCGTCTTGCAGAGGCACGACGTTCTGCAACTCGCTGGTGCCGAACGATCCGATGTCGGCGTCGTTGCCGAAGTGGAACACCGGCACGCGCTTCGAGCTCAGCGGGTTGTCCTGCATCGCGTCGTTGGCGTCGGAGTAGTCCTTGAAGTTCGACGACGTGCTCGGCGTGTTCGTGAGGTAGTTGTCGCTGATGTACCGCTCGATGTGGTCCTTGTAGTACAGCGTCACGCGCAGCTGCTTCTTCTTGCCCTCACCGACGACCCACGCCTTCGCTGCGTACTCGATCTCGCCGGGGCGGTTCTTGTCGTACACGACGACGCACTCGTCACTGCGCTGCGGCCAGATGCGCGTCGTGCCATCGGCATCGGGCCACACGATCACGTAACTGTCGCCGGTCTTCGCAGCTTCGCGGTGGACCTGCTGCTGCATGCGCGCGCCGCGGTTCTTCTTCCACAGCTTGTCGGCGTCCTTGGCTGCGACACCGGTGAACGCGTGGATGGTCAGCCTGTCGGTGACCGCCTGCACGACTGTCGGGCAGATGTTGTCAGCGAAGGCGGCGAACAGGTTGCCGAACGCGTTGCGGAACTTCTCGGTCGCGAACAGCAGTGAGTGATCGCCGTCGAAGTAGTCACGGAACAGCTTGTTGTCGTCGTGCCGTTCACGCAGCTTCGACAGGCAGAGCGGAATGTCACTTACCGGCACGCCGTCCTCGCTTCGTCGCGCCCTTCTTGCGGCGCTGGCTGCCCTTGGCGCGGCCTAGCACCTGCTCCTTGCGGAGAGCCTGAGTGCCGGCGCGGGAGATGGAGTTGTTGTACCCCACTGCCCGCAGCCGGGGTCAGTCGCTCGAGGGGAACGAAGGCAGGTCGTTGTCGTCCGTCTGCGCGCTCTTGGTCACAGGGAACGACTCGCGCGTGGGCTGGGGGGCGGGAACGCGGGTGCCAGCCTGGGCACTGTCGTCGTCCCAGGTGTCTTCCTCACGGCCCGTTCCAAGACCTTCCATCCCGGTGCTCCTTGTCGAACGGTTGGTTGGTTGCCCACCCTAGCCTCGCCAACCAACCAACTTACGGTTCCTGTTCGGCTGCCTCCATACGGGCGACCTCGACCACGCGCTCGAACAGCCCCATCGGGATGCCGTTGGGCCACGCCGCCATGTTGCCGAGAGGCTTCGCCCAGTCAGCGGGGTCCGGCTTGTCGGGGTGCCTGTGGTCGAACAGGAACTGCTTGCGAGCGGGGTGCTTGCCGTCAGGCTCGCCGCCGCCTTCGGGCACCGGTCCGAACCGCGGGATGCGGATACTTATCGTCTGAGCTCGTCCGCACACCAGACACTCGCACTCGATGCGCGACCGGCCAGTGATGCGAGTGCGCCGGTCGGTCGTCAGGTACAGGTACGTGACCCACGGCTGGTCGATCTCGTAGGTGTGCAGCCTGTCCTTCATCGGTGCGCCTTCCTCGGGTTGGCAGGCGCGCGCTTGACCTGGGTGCGCCGCACCTTGGCCTCGTCGCGCTCCAGTTGGGCGAGCACCGCCGTGATGACATAGTTGTGCGGCGTCGTCCCGTTGCCGAAGTGCTTGACCACATCTCGTATGCGCCGGCGTGACGCCTTCGACAGTCGCACGCTCATCGGTGGTTCTCTCGGTGTCTCCATCGCCCTAGTACCTCGGGAGTCGTCGCTGGCTGTTGCGGCGCTGCCGCGGGTTGAAGCCCGCAGCGGCCAACGTCGCCGCGTGCTTGCCCTTCTTGTCGTGTTGGCGCACGACGCGCACGCATGTGCTGATGGTGCGCAGGCTCAACCTCGTGGCGCTCATGTTGCCCTTGTAGCCGCGGGCGAGCTCCACGATCTTGTGCCGCGCCTTGTCGCGCTCCTTGTG